GTTATTCCTAAATCTCTCGCTAGCTGGTCCATACCTCCAAATGACAACTTACTTCCTATTTTAATCATTTTGCCCCTCTCTTTCATGTGTCTTAGTTTTGACACCAATTTCTCTGCCATAATAAAAGTGCTTGTAGGAATGCAAAATAATCTCATCTTCTTTAACCACGGAAGCCATAAATTGTCGGAAAATTGTTTTTCCCACGAAAAGAAGTTTTCAACTTTAGCTACCATTGACCAATAAGTCTCCCATACCACATCGTTCTGTAAATAATTCATTATTCTCTGAAAATCTATCTGAAGCATGTCCATTTTCTTTCCGGTTGATGTTCTCACTAGGTCTTCGCCTGTAGATAATTGTTGCTTGTCTAAAACATCTGGATTCAAACCGGCAGATGAACCTAAATATGCTCCATCCAATACCTCTTTAAATGACATCACTGACCTTTCCTTTCCTAAATCATCTGGACCATATCCCATACAGGCGTACATTCGCTGTACTGCTTCTTCTACATGTTTCACTGCTTCTCTTCCTGCTGGCCCTAGCTCTCTCGTTCTCCTAGAGTATCCCATCACTGCATCTATTGTCTTTTGTCCTGTAGCATTTGCACATGATGCTATTCTAAAAGGTCGCCCATTCAACTTTCCAAACGTTGTCCAATAAGCAGATCTCTTACGAACTTCGTTGTGATAATCATCTAAATTGTCTAAATCACTGTATAAATATGAATAATCTATGGGCTTTTTAAAATATCGAGGCAGAACTCGTCTATCCGTATACCTATATGCATCTCTAACTATTGGTGGAGGCTCATACGGAGGTGTTTCTAAATATGCTGCTTTCTTTTGGATAGGTGGAGGAACTTTGATCATATTAGGGGAATTATTTATTGAGTTTATTTGTGCATCCTTTATGTCATCTATTTGTGAGGGTACCACTGTTCCATCCACTACCTTGAATCTTGACGTAACTATTTCTGTTGCTTTCTTTACTTGTTCTGACTTTTTTCCCGTCAAGATAACTGGGTCTATAGTGGACAGTGCAGTTCCTGCTTTTCCTCTAAACTCCACCGGACATGTACAATCATCTAGATGCAAACAATGGTTCACATTCATATATTTAAACTGTATCATTGGATTGCCTTTTCGAGGGATAATCTTTCTTATTGGGTGTCCTAAAGGATAGTCCTCTTTTATATGTCTCCACAGATATCCGTACAGCTCGAGGTCAGAAACTGGATAATGCGCGCCTAGAATTGTAATATACGTATCCGAGTGGCGCGTGCCCGTTCGGTAAAAGTCAGAAC